TTTTTTTTTTTTTTTATATATAGAAAAGGGGATGCTCCCACGGTTAGTGTCTGGCACGTCAGGTGGTAACAAAAGGGGCGCTATCGTTATACAACTCTCACGCAGAAAGATGTTCTCGGGGGGCCGCAGATCCCATCCGGCCCGACCGGGAATTTAATGACCGACAATAGCCGCGGTCAAACCCTGGCGATTAGGTGCTGTTGCTGGCGTCGCCGCCAAACACCTCAGGCTGTACCTTCTCAACGTCGGTACCGACGCTTAGGCATCCGTCTGGCGGTGGGGTTGGGATGCGGGGTGGTGCAACGGCACCTGGCCCCTCATCCGCTTTGTTCTTCCCCTTCCGCCTGGGCGACCGGTTTGACTCTTTCCCACGCCGCGCTGCAGCCTGTTGGTTCGGCTTTGGTTCGGCCTGACCTTTGGGGCCTGCTGCTGGCTGGGACGGTCCAGGTGCGTCGCCGCTGACCGCCGTTGCTGTGACATTGTTCGTGGCCTTTGGAAGCGCCATCTCGCCATCCGTAATCTCATACATGAAGGGGCCATCAGTGGGTAGGTTGAGGCAGCGCAATTGTTGGAACTCATGCGTTGCCTCGCGCCAAATGCGCACACGAGCGATGACCTCGCCTAGGCACAGGCCCTCACTAGCCTCCAGGATGCAACATCCGGGGACTTTGAGTGAAAGTGGGACCCATACCCCCCTGTAACGCTCTAGGGCCGCTTGATAATTCGCCCGTTTGACCTTGCCGATCGTGTCCAAGTCTTGCTTGTTGCTCTCCACGGTAGAGGCATCGTCGAATATCGCAAGCGTGTCACCCTTAGCCATGCACGCCATAATGTCCTTGCGCTTCACGGCGGAGAGCTTGAGGGCGATGCTTAGACCTGGCGCCGCCGCCTCCAGACCTGCCATATACTGGGGACCCATAGTGGGGCCGGCTACTTTGGCAAATGCGGGGTCGCACAGGGTCACCTTGCCGACTTTGTCTGACTCGGCTATAGCAGCCAGCTGCTCCGTGACGCACGCTCCGTACGCGCCGACATAGTAGAGATGATACTTGCCAGACGCAGGGGGCAAACTGCGGAGGAACTGGTTGAGCCGATGGAGGACTTTGGTGCCGCCTGGCCGGGCGATGCGTATGCCGTCCAGGACGGCCTCGCCCTTCGGGGCAGGGGGGTCATGCTCCATGTCAATGGTGGGTGGCCGGAGAAGCTCTTCGAGTGACATGCATTTTGCCACCCATGAGTTCCACGCCCTAAAGTCGACACCACCGCCAAGCGCTCGGTCAACGTATGCTTCCATCCAGTCAGGGTCCTCCTGAGGCCATTGGTCGCCCACGGGGTGCGTTGACCACCAGGACGTATCAGAAGACCAACGCTCCTGGCGCCAGCCCTCGGATACTCGCCCGGTTTGCTCGGCCAACTCCATCACGCGGCAGACAAAGGGCCCGAGGATTGGGGTCTTGGCGTCGGTGAGCCAATAGGCGCGGGCCTTCTCAACAAGATGCTTGATAGGGTCATCACTGAGATTAGAGACGAGGTGGAACTTCCCAAGCGTGCGCCGAATGTCGCACATCGAACTTGGGTCACCTTTGAAGACGTTAGGTCCATATTGCCTCGACAGGAAACAGGGTGGATTCCCGGTGTCGCGTGGGGTTGAAGTGTACTTCATGCCAACCTCCCGCGCCACCCTAAGTATGTTACCTGTCGTCGCCAATGCATCATCACCACCATAGATCCCCAAACGTCGCCACGCATCGTCTGCGTCCATACCGCCGAGGTACATGCCCACAAAGTCGAGATATGCCGATATCAGGCTGTTGCCGTCGCTGGTAGAATTCGAGCCAGACAGCCGTGACCATAGGCTATTGTAGACATGCCCGTGCTTGGTGCGCACGCGGCGTTTGGTGTCTTTTTCCCATGCCGCACGTATCTCATCCCCGTATTGCCGTTCAAACGTGGCTAAGAGGACCAAGAGCTCAGTCTCGCGTAGGTGGTGGCAGAGAGAGCCGTCGAACCGATTGCCATCGTTGTCAAATACCTCAGGGTACTCGATGCAAAGCCTCACAACTGCGTTAGCTATCTCCCGCGGGCTCTTTGAGAAAGCATACCACTCTTGGTCCTTGAGCTTGTTGTGGAAGGCTTTCCAAAATCGGGCTAGGCAGATGCGGTCGCTAGGTGCCATCTGCGTGATGTTCCGCGGGTCATTCGGGGTTGTGTAGGCCTCTTTCTTCTGGAAAGAGCGGAGGGTGTGCACAACTTTGCCACCAATGTCAGCTAAGGCATCAATGATGGCGGCGCGTTGTTTGGACGTGCGGGCTTCAGCTAGCACGACTTCTGGCTCGACTGGGTGGATCCGACAATTGGTGACGTGTTTGCGCCACTGGGCCAAAAACGCCTCCCGGGCTTGGAGCAGCTGGGTGCTTTCTTGGTAGGGCGGTAGCGCCCGGGCCTGGGGCTTGATCACCCGCTCCTCGATACAGCGGATGTCATTGTTCAAACACTCGTC